GTTGCAATGCCTACCCAATTGATTAATCTACTCCCATCGCTTCAACGGCGGTCGAGGAAAAGCGCACCAACCTGCTACACTCGTAAAAGGCAAAAATGGTGGGGGTACGGATAACAGTACGCGAGTGTAGGCCCAATGCTATGCGATCAATAGACCCTTATGGGGCAGCGAAGAAACACCAAAACCTGCGATTTAAATTGCAGGTGCTATCTTTCGGGATAGGTTGGGTACCCTTAAAGCGGCACGATTAAATGCCCCATGCGAAAGCATTAGAGGGAGCCATTGCTTAAACGCTTGGTTATGTGAAGTGAGGAACCCTTTGGGGTGGCCACCTAGCAAAAATAAATAGTGAACGTTAGCCAACGTCTAGTGGGTTGATTGATCGTCATTTTTGGTGGTCAATCGGTACTGTTAGCGTTGGCTTTTTGTTTGCTTTTTACAATGTCACGTTAATTTATTTTTTACTTTCGAGGGTAACACTATGGACACAAAAACATTCGCCGCAAAAATTAAAGCGGCTAAGAAATCAGAGTCAACATTACGCGACAATATCCAATTGCTAACAGTATCGGCTGTCGATACCTACGCGCAACATGGCGACACGTCGCGGATCGAAATGCTAGTGAATGCTAGTGTTACGATGAAAAGCATTCGCAGTGCTGACCTTAAAAACTTTATTAAAGCTCATGCCAATGTGAAGTTTTTAGCGGCAAAAGATCAGGACGGTTTTGTTGTTAAAAAGATCAAAGGCGAAAGCATAGAGGTCAAGCCAATAGAATCGAACTGGTACGAATTCAGTAGGGAAGGCATAGCCAAGCCAGATCTAGACTTGATCCTAAAAGCCAAGGCGCTGCTTTCTTCTCTGGACAAAGCCAAAGAGGAGGGACGGGCCAAGGTATCATCTGCCAATGATAGGTTAGAGGCGGTACTACGCTCCACGCTGGCAGACTTACAGGCTCAATAACAACCAAAATCCAACGTGGCATTGTAAAGGGTAAACTTTCAATACCAGCGTTTCTCTCCGGCGCTGGGAACCATCCTATGGGTACGATGTAAAACTGCCCTACAGTATTTGTGTGATTCGTCTGGTATGCGCCATTGATATGGCGTAGCCTCCGGCTGGAATAGTCCAGACTGACGGCCCTACTTGACTAATTGGAGGATGGATAACCGTAAGCGTCACACACAATCGCCCTAGACATGGCGTTAAACTGTCTATCTTATCTGCCTAGTGGAGCCGTGGCGAATTGCAGATAGGATACTAACAGTCGCGGAGTCCTGAGCATGACTATAAACTGCCCCACAGTATTTCGTAGCAGGGCGGGACGGAACCACCGTAACCAGTCGGGGTGCCTATGGCCTCTCAAGCTCGTTTGCCTTGGCTCTATGTATGCCTCGCAAGGGTGTACATAACCATAACTGCTACACGCCCTGAGTATGGCGTTAAACTGCTCATTTTTTGTTTAATAAACGAGGGTAAGTGTATGAATCTCAAAAGATTATCGGATAAGCAGATCAATGAGATTGGGTTGCGCTACTGGGCTAAGGCTAGCAAAGCTTATGGCAGTATTGACGCGGAGCATTTCATTAGGCAGGGCATGGCTTGCCAACTAGAATTAGAACGCAGAGCAAAGTGGAGGAAGGCGAGTTGATATTTAAAGAATTAGATCCAACTGAGATCAAAAGTTTCAAAGAATGGGCATGGGATTTCTATAAGCCGGGGGATGTCATTGATGAACTATGGCATCCAGTGATTCAGGCTGAGTGCGAGAAGATCAATTCAATTGAGACAACGATTGAAAGATTCCAAGCAGACAGGGCAATGATGGAGGAAGAATGAAACTACTTGATACAACAGGCGGTAACACCAAGCTAAAGAAAAGTGACAATAGCAGCCAAGAGTATCGGCTGGCGGGTCTGTCTCTCATGCCTGATGATGTTCTCTGTCCTTACCGGCATGTAGCAGGATGTGCAGAGTCTTGCCTTGAGTCGGCAGGTATGGGCGTATTCTCAAACGTCAAGGCAGGTAGGCAACGCAAGTCTGATTGGTGGCATAGCGACAGGGCTGGTTTCCTTGACAAGCTTCGCAAGGAATTGACTAACTTCGACAAGCTTTGCAAGCGTCAGGGTGTCAAGGCGGCAGTGCGTCTTAATGTATTGTCAGACATACCGTGGGAGAAGCATGGGATACCGCAGGAGTTTCCCGATATTTTCTTCTATGACTATACGAAGAATGCGTCAAGGCTGGGTAAGACTCCACCCAACTACGAGTTGATGTACTCCTACAGTAACGAACCTGCATACCAAAAACATGTGGTCAAGGCACTCAAGTCTAATGTGCCTATGTCTGTGGTGTTCCGCAATGGTATGCCCAAGTATTACAAAGGTCGCAGGGTGATAGATGGCGATGCCTCAGACCTTGTGAACGTCAAGGCTGGTAAGGTTATTGTCGGATTGATTGCTAAGGCTAAGGCTAAGAAAGACAAAGGCAACTTTGTTGTAGACACAGACCTAATTGCAGTCGGATAGATTACAAACATCAGCATAGGTAACGAGGGCCTGTGCTGATGACCAAAACCCCTCGCATCCTGAGCATGATGAAAAACTGCTCAACGAGGAAGAAAAATATGGCTACGTATTATAAAGTGCAATCTGCTCCTGCTCCTACCACTGGACGTTCACGCTGGAAGGGACTCTTCTCTGGCATGAAGCAAGGTGATTGGTTCATTGTTCCTAAAGAACATGCAGTTAGAGCAAGAGCATCAGCGCATATCTATCTAGGCAAGGGTACGTACAAGTCGTACAGTGTTGCCGATGGTGTATGCATTCAAGTAATCAAGGACATTAAATAATGAATATCCACAGAGCAAGAAAGGCGGTGATCAGCCGTGACTCAGATAAGGGCTGGACTGATATTAAAGTTTGCAGGAAGTCAGACCCTGTGCATCTTACAGATGAGCATGTGATGACCATTGCAGAGAAGGTGAATGCTAGCAATAGTCAGATACGTGAGATACTACACCTGATTAACTACAAGTATGGCACCTCAGATCATGAGATCACTGTGTTTCATGAGGATGGCAGCGACTTCGGTATCGCTGTTGAATAGGTTACTCCTGCCACCTGAGTATGTGGATAAACTGCTCACCTTTACTAGTACAGATAAGAAATTTTATGAAAACTATAGATATTTTAATCAATGAGTTCCATGATAATCAGGACAGTGACTACATTAGTGAGTGTATTCAGGCTGAACTAATTGATAGGGGGTACAACTCTGAAAGTTTTTCTTGGTCTATAAGCGTTACTATTTTTGAAAAGGATAATGATGATGGATAATATAGATTTATTTGTGGATCATTTTGTAATTTACTCTGAGAGTCGAGAGGCTCTAATACTTAATGGTAACAAGGAGCAATTTGAAAGTAGATTGCGTGAGCTTGTGTTAATGGAAATTAAAGATACTCTAATGGAACGTGTTAGACACTATGAAAGACAGAGGGAGAAGTTTCCTAACGCTGGCCTTAAGAGATATGATCGACTCACTGATGCCCGTGATGCTCTGAAAGATTTGCACGATGATCTGGAGTTTTGGGGAGAAGAGTACCATGACTATCAAGACCGCATGAGAGAGCAAGCATGAACATATTCTACATAGACCCATGCCCTTTGAAGGCTGCGTCCATGCAGTGTGATAAGCATGTGGTCAAGATGGTACTGGAGTCAGCGCAAATGCTGTGTGCTGCACATCATGTGGTCGAAGGTGGTGCGCCTGTTCCTTACCGTCTGGCACATAAGAATCACCCAAGCACTGTATGGGTGCGGTCTAATACTAAGCACTACTACTGGCTGTACAGGCATTTTCACGGCCTCTCAGAGGAGTATACCAAGAGGTATGGTAAGGTACACATGTCATGGGAAAAGTGTTCTAAGCTCCTCCTGTGCGCTCCTAGCGGTATGCCTGATACTGATTGGTCAGATCCTCCCCAGTGCATGCCTGATGAGTGTAAACGTGAGACTGCATTGGCTGGTTACACTGAATATTATTTCAATTACAAACCAACAATGATGGAGATGAGGTGGAAAGATAAATGACTAATGACAAATTCTACAAAGCAATCAAGTCTCAAGACAACATAAACAAACTGTATCCTGACAGATACTGGCCTATTGGTTGGAGAGAAAAACCATCTGAAAGAACAATCAAGATAGCAACCATGTATGGCACTGGATCAGCCATAACCGACATCATGTTAGAACTTAATGTATCTAGGGTTAGTGTGATGTCTGTGATAAGGAGGTGTCGAAGATACTCAGAAAAATGAAACAATTTGTTACAATTTAATCAGCAACACCTACCAAGGTTGTATGCTATAATCTATTTAACATATTGAAACAGCTAGTTTACTATATATTTTTATAACCAAGGGAAAATAATGAATACAAATGTATTTAACATATTTAACAATACAGTTACTGAGTCTCATCCTCTTGATAACTTAGTTCCACCTAGTATTGTTGATACTATAATAGAGTCAAGACCTATGTTATATACTAACAGTGATGGCTTTAATGTTGCTGATCCTAACCGTAGAGGTTTACATGTAGCAGGTACTGATGAGCCACCAATTAATGTGGTTAAGCCTAGTTACAACTTCAAGGGCGCACAGTATGGTGACTTATACAGGGCTATGGTTAACATCTGCAAGGCATCAGGCATCAACTGTAAGGGTGCCTATGTTGACTCTATGATGACACCAGAAGGAGGCAAGGGTACTATTACAATCACTCTTCCTGAGTATACCATAGAGACTGCAAAGGGTGACGAGAGCCGATTCCAGATCAATGGTAGGACATCCTTTGATGGTGGTTGGGCAGTCACTCTACAGATAGGCGCGGTTCGTATGGTATGCACTAATGGTCAGGTCTTTGTGGATAACTTCAGCATGTACAAGGCGAAGCACACTATCAGTATGAGTACTGAACATGCCCAGCGTAAGCTTGCTGCTGCTCTCAATAGTTACCAGCATGAGGCTGATCGTTGGAAGTACTGGACTCAGAACAGCATCACTAACCGTGAGGCATTCAACGTGTTCGCTATCGCAGCTAAGTGTAAGTTTGTGCTGTCCAAGCCTAACATGTCTGTCACTGAGTTGATGGAGGAGCCAGAGGTGTACCGCAATCGTGCGCTACAGTACATGTGGAACCAGTACACTACTGATGAGCAGAAGACACTTGGATCTACTCACTGGGCAGCGTACAATGCTATGACTCACTGGAGTACACACGCCCCTGCTGCTAGAAAGACTGTTGAAGGTAGCATCCTAGCAATCAAGGCCAAGCGTACCGACTCTGTTCGACTTGCATCCAAGTCACTTGCAGCGTAAGGTAGTAACATGAAGAACGTAATTGATGTGTCGAATCATATTCTCAAGTATTCACAAGTCTATACACTACAGGCTCCAGTGACTGATCTTGTGCGTGAGGAGGCACTTCAGTTATGTCTTGTGCATGGCGAGGAGTTTGTGATAAACTATATTGAAAACTACTTAACACTGGAGGAAACACATGAGTGCGAATGACACAGAGGCAGAGTTCTACTCCGCACTGGACGATTGGTGGGCACAGTTATGGGCACTACGAATAACCACAGTTACCCCATCATCAAGAGTCAAGATGAAGTTCTTTGATTTTGTCAGAGACAGGTGCGCTGAAGTAGGATGCTGGCGTATCATGGATGATGACTTGGGAAGATTGTTCAGTGACTTTTTGGATGAACTATACTGTGACTAAAATATTCATGACAGAACAAGAGTACTCTACTTTCACTACCTCAAAGTATATGGGATTATTGTACGAAAATAAGTGTTCAATTCTTTCGTGTACTAAACAATTTAGCGGTAACAATTTGATCGTCGAGTTCAGTGAACCAATTGACATTGACATTGAAAAAGATGTGTACATTCCTTTCATTAGGGAGTACAATTCAGGAACCTTAAATAAAACATAGGAGTTTTAGATGAACCCACCCAACATTGTAGAAGGACAGATTTACTTTCCACACTTGGTTGTTCCTAACCTTGACTACAACAAGACTAAATCTTGGTACGAGCTTTTCTTAGCTGTTTCAGATGATGTCTTTGACATGTTCACTGACGCAGGATTCTCAGAAGCATTTCTGATTCCCGCTGGTGGAAAGTCTTTCACGCCAGACCCTGTTATTAAGTTTGCAACATGGGCACACAACTCAGACGGCTCTCAGGTTACTCCCCCTATCGTAGTAGATAAGGATAAGAACCGAACAGATGTTGGAATCGGTAACGGTTCAACAGTCGCAGTACAGTGGGCACGTAAAGAGTACGGAAAGCCAAAGAAGATTGTTCGTCCACAGCTTCAGGCAGTGCAGATCCTAGACCTGATTGAGCGCGGAGATGTGCCATCGGCTGGGCCTGTAAGTTTAGAATCATTAGCATTTTAGAAGGAGGAAGTATGACCGAATCAAAGAACACAGTGACCTATAAAGACGTTGAGTACAACGTGTCGGATTTATCTGATCGTGCCCAGCAACTTGTAGGTCTTGTACAGATGGTGCGTGAAGAAGCTGGTGGTCTACAGGCCCGACTAGCTATCCTTCAAGGCGCTGAAGTAAAGTTCTCTGAGGAACTGGAAGGAGAGTTTGACAGCATGGCTGACGAACCTGACGCTCAAATGGAGCTAGAACTCTCTGGTCTTGACTAAACAAGAGGGGCTTCGGCCCCTTCTTTTATGGAGGCGTGATGGCTTTTGTAAAACTACACCAACCCTGCCCAGAGTGCGGGTCAAGTGATGCCCTATCTATCAATGAGGATGGTAGCGCATTTTGTTTTTCATGTAATGACAGGTTCAGTCAAAGAAGGTACACTAACTTAACGGGTGAACAACCGATGGGAGAATCCAACATTAACGTAATTAATACAGAGCCTTTGACTTTCTCAGAAGAGGGTGAGTACGTTGCTCTAAATGACAGAGGTATATCAGAGGAAACAGCAAAGCGATACGGGGTTCGATGTATTATGGGTAGCGATGGTTCAATTAAGAAACACCTCTATCCCTACTACAAAGAAAAAGAACTCGTTGCTTTTAAAGAAAGGGTTCTTGGTTCTACTGGAAAAGAGAACTTCTATTCAAGAGGATCTATTCGTGATGCAGGTTTGTTTGGTCAGCACATCTTCCAAGAGGGTGGTAAGTACATAACCTTGGTTGAGGGAGAGTGTGACGCTATGGCTGCTTATGAACTACTAGGCTCTAAGTGGCCTGTGGTTAGCATCAGGTCTGGAGCAAACGGAGCAGAGCGTGATGTAAAAGCTTCACTAGAATACCTAGAGAGTTTCGATACGGTCATCGTAAATTTCGATGAAGACAAGGCAGGGATAGAAGCAGCTAAAAGAGTGGCTCGACTTCTTCGTCCAAGCAAAGCAAAGATAATGCGTATGCCTGAAGGTTTCAAGGATGCCAATGACATGCTGAGAAAGCATGATCATACTAATTATGTTCAGGCTTGGTGGGCATCTAAAACCTACACACCCTCTGGAGTCCTTAGTGTTTCAGAGAACAGGGACAAGTACAAAAACAGAGAGAAGAAGCAGTCCTTTCCCTACCCTTGGGAAGGTTTGAATGAGAAGCTAGAGGGAATGCGACATGGTGAACTGATAACTCTTACTGGTGGTACAGGTCTTGGGAAGTCCAGTGTCACACGCGAGATAGAGCATCACCTAATCAAAACAACTAACGATAACGTAGGAATCATTGCGCTAGAGGAATCGTTCAACAGGACAGTTGATGGTATACTATCTATAGAAGCAAATGCAAAGCTACACATTGATCGCATACGTGAGCAGTATACTGAAGAAGAGTTAGATAAATTCTTTGATGTGATGTATGATGGTGACAACAACAATCGTGTGTGGATTCACGCTCACTTCGGAGCTAACGATATTGAATCTATATTCAGTAAGCTTAGGTTTATGATCATCGGATGTAACTGTAAGTGGGTAGTGATTGACCACTTGCACATGCTTGTATCCACCACCATTGAAGGTGATGAGCGGCGATCTATTGACGCAATCATGCACCGACTAAGAACTCTTGTAGAGGAGACGGGTGTTGGTCTGATACTCGTGTCTCACTTGCGCAGGGTAGACGGTAACAAGGGGCACGAGAACGGCATTGAGACAGGCTTGAGCCACCTCAGAGGAAGTCAGTCAATTGCACAGCTATCTGATTGTGTGATCTCTCTGGAGCGTAACCAGCAATCTGATGATCCACTAGAAGCCTCAACCACTAGGGTACGTATCCTGAAGAGTAGGTACACTGGTGACGTAGGGTTAGCCACTCAACTTGTGTTCGATAACGAAACAGGTAGACTGAGCGAGGTCGCAACAGATGAACTTACTAACTCTTCATCTGAGGACAAAGAAATAGCACTGGAGTTTGGTGAATGAAATTAGTTTTTGACATAGAGACAGATGACTTAAACGCTACACGAATCTGGTGTATCGTTGCTAAGGATGTTGACACAGAACAAGTGTACACATTTGGCCCTGATCAGATTGAAGAGGGATGTGAGCTTCTTTGTAGCGCAGATGAGCTAATCGGTCATAACATAATAGGGTTCGATCTTCCTGTGTTGCGAGATCTAACTAGGTTTAGGACTCTAGGTGCTGGTCAAAAGATTGTAGACACTCTTGTACTCTCAAGGTTGTTTGATCCAGTGAGAGAAGCAGGGCATGGTTTGAAAGCTTGGGGATACAAGCTTGAATCAGGTAAGATTGAGTTTGATTCTTTCGGTGAAGGATTCTCAACTAAAATGCTAGAGTACTGTATTCAAGATGTTAACCTAAACTTAAAAGTGTACTACGCCTTGCGAGAGGAATCTCGTGGATTCAGTAAAGAGTCCCTAGAGATAGAACACGAGGTTGCAGACATCCTAAAGGAGCAGGAACGTCATGGTTTTTTATTTGATTTCATGGGAGCAGAGCTACTTCTTGCTGAGTTGCGCGAGGTGGTTGCTAAGACAGAGGCGAAAGTCAAGCATGTCTTCAAGCCTAAAGTCACAAAAACAAAACTCTTTCCCAGAATTACAGGACAAGGCAAGCTTAGTAAAACTGCGGATTCCTGTTTACTAGGGAGTGGAAAAGGTGTTAGGCTTACTAAAGCAGAGCATGATCTATTAACCCTAAAACTTGATAAAGTTGATGGTAGTATTGATGTTTGTGATCCTATAGTTAGAAGCAGAGCAAAAGATTTCAACCTATCTTCTAGACAGCAGGTTGGTGAGTACCTTCAGGACTTTGGTTGGAAGCCTACTGAATTCACTGCACATGGAAGACCAATAGTAAATGAAAAGACACTTTCTCAAGTGAAAGGTATACCTGAAGCAGACCTTATCAATGCATACCTTATGTACCAAAAGAGAGTATCTCAGATAGTTTCTTGGGGAGAGGCCATGCAAGATGATGGTAGGGTACACGGTTTCGTTATACCCAACGGCGCTATTACTGGTCGCATGACACACAGGGAGCCTAACATGGCTCAGGTTCCTTCTTCCAACTCTCCATTCGGAGGCAAATGCAGGGCCTTGTGGATTGTGCCAGAAGGATATAAACTTGTAGGTATAGATGCTAGTGGTCTTGAGCTAAGAATGCTTGCCCACTATATGAACGATGAGGACTATACAAATGAAATCGTTAACGGAGACATCCACACAGCTAACCAAAGACTTGCGGGACTTGAATCAAGATCTCAGGCAAAAACTTTCATCTATGCCCTCTTATACGGAGCAGGAGATGAAAAGCTTGGAAGCGTGGCTGGAGGAGGTAAGCAGCTTGGTTCAAGACTTAGACAATCTTTCTTCGATAATCTACCATCATTTAAATCTCTTAAAAATAGAGTTGCAAGAGCGGCAGAAGACGGGTACGTGAAAGGTATAGATGGTCGCAAGCTGTTCGTAAGAAGTCAGCATGCTGCTCTCAATACTCTCTTGCAGAGTGCAGGAGCTATCGTCATGAAGAAGGCGCTGATACTTCTAGATAGAAAGATTAAAGAACAAAACCTTGATGCTCACTTTGTTGCTAATGTCCATGATGAATGGCAGATTGAATCAGAAGAAACCATAGCCGATTCTATAGGTAACTTAGGTGTTGAAGCAATACGAGAAGCAGGTAGACACTTTTCGCTCAACTGTCCACTAGACGGAGAATATAATGTCGGAAGTAACTGGTCAGAAACCCACTAATAAGAACATATACTTTGAGGATGGGCGATGGTGGTACATTGGGTGTAACGATGGGGCCAAAAGATCCTTAGAGTCTCACACAAAGAAAAACAAAACTAGAATGTTTGTTAATGGAAAGTATATTCCTAAAACACATCCTCTACACAAACCCGGAAGATACAAAGGCTTCACTGACGCAGCCTTTAGCTCCTTAAAAAACTACGAGCAGTCCAAAGAAGGACAGGTCTACATAATAGTAAGCCCTGCCTACCCCGGATGGTGTAAAGTGGGAATGGCTGTGGACGCAGAGGACAGGCTCAAGCAGTATCAGACTAGCTCCCCGCATAGAGATTATAAGTTAATTAAAGTATATGATGTACTTGATAGGCGTGAGGCTGAGAGGTTTGCGCATGAGCTTCTATCTAAGCGGCATGGTCGTAAGGGCGAGTGGTTCTACATACAGCATCCTGTAGCCACATCTATATTAGAACTACCAATGAGAAAGTTTCAATGAAAGAAGTAAGCACAGTTGTTGAGGACATCTATGATATATTAGATTGTTTGTCTTCTGGAGAAGAGCTAGACATACCTTCTGAAATGGTAGACGAGTTTGGTGAGCGAATGAAGGATGTCATTCTGCACTGGGCACAGCCTCACAAGCAGAGCAAAGGCTTACGCATGAGCAACATAGGTAGACCTGCTCGTCAGCTATGGTACGAACAGAACAGTGAAAGTCCTCCTTCCCCGCCCAAAGCATCAACTCAAATTAAATTTTTATATGGTCATCTTCTTGAAGAAGTCTTACTTCTTCTGGTAAAACTCTCAGGGCACGAGGTATCAGACGAACAAAAGAAGGTTGAAGTGGATGACATAATAGGCCACATGGACTGCAAGATAGATGGAGAGGTTGTAGATATAAAGACTGCATCCAACTTCGGATTCAAAAAGTTCAAGGAAGGAAGTCTAATTACTGATGACCCTTTTGGCTACATGTATCAGCTTGCAGGATACGAAGAAGCAGAAGGCACCAAGGGTGGAGGCTTTCTCGCCATCAACAAAGAGACAGGAGAACTTGCATTATTTCAGCCGGGAGACTTGACAAAACCTAATGTACGCCCTAGAATAGATGTACTCAAAAATAATCTACAATCCGACACCCCTCCTGAACGATGCTACGAACCTATCCCTGAAGGAAAGAAAGGTAACATGCGCCTTGGATCTAGCTGTTCTTATTGTGGTTTTAAGAACCAGTGCTGGTCAGACTCTAATAACGGTAGAGGACTCAGAGCCTTCAAGTACTCCAACGGTATTAAGTATTTTACAAGAGTCACATCTACCCCTAACGTACAGGAGTTATTCTTATAGTGAATCCAAAGATATGTAAAAGAATAAGTAGGCAGACAGACTTACTGCTTCTTGAATGGTTCAGAACTATTGTGCCTGAGAGTGATCATGATAAAATAGATGAAAAGAATCTATACCAGTATCTCCCAGAATCAAGGCACTTCTTTGTTAATCGCCAGATAAGACTGAGCTTTTATAGCCCTAAGTGGGTGCGCAAGTGCATAAAGAAACTTGTTAAACTAGGAAGGGAAGTAGAAAGTATTACTATGGCTGATCTTGAGTCTTACACCAAGAATCGTGGGGTGTCTTATTAGTACCAGAAAGAAAGCTTCTAGTGGCTGGCGCAAGCCTAGAGTACCTAGACCTAAGAAGTATTTGAAGCCTGATGGTAGCAAGTATGATTCTATTTGGGAGGCCGTGTTACACGAGTCTATACTTAAAGACTGGGAACATCATACAGACTATGTATCCTATGTTGTTGAACATAAGTACGAGCCTGATTTTGTTAGAACGATAGGAAAGAAAAAGATTCTTCTTGAGTCCAAGGGTAGATTCTGGGATTTTCAAGAGTACAACAAGTATGTTTGGGTGAAAAAACATTTACCTAAAAACACTGAGCTAGTATTCTTGTTCGCCAACCCTTCTGCTCCAATGCCGGGAGCCAAGAGACGAAAAGATGGTACGAAGAGATCTCATGCAGAATGGGCAACAGCTAATGGGTTCAGGTGGTTCAGTGAGGATACTATACCTGATAGCTGGATCGACGTAGCAGCTAAGGATACAGAGGAATACAAAAAACGTAATGACAAACTTAACTTGGAGATGCAATGAAAAGTATTGATGACGCAACCCCAGAAGAATGGAACAAAGTATACAGGAAGAAAGAGTGGGAGTGGATGGATGAAGTTAGTAATGACCACCCTTTCTTTGGAGATAAACCGGACAATAAACCGGACAATGAACCTAATGATAACCCTGTGTTTGGTGAAAACATACCTGATAACAGCACTAAGTTTGATAATGTCAACAGACCAGAACATTACAATAACGGTGGTATGGAGTGTATAGACGCAATCAGAGGCATGTTGACTCATGATGAATACATTGGTTATCTCCGTGGTAATGCACTAAAGTATAACTGGCGATGCCGCTACAAGGGTAAGCCAATAGAAGATTTACGTAAGGCGCGTTGGTACGAAGAGCGTCTTATAACTTATCTGCTGGAGCATCCTAGTGAGCATCTACGATAGGAAAGCAGAACGTATTGAAAGGTTTCAGAAAAAGAAACAATCTAAAAACAAAGCTCGTACCAGAGGGTACAGGAAAGAACAGTTAAGGGAGAAAGATGACGAGTACGACATCCAAAATTGGCAAGCAGGATTATTTGGGGATTCAGATTGACTATGATCGTGATGGCCTATTAAATAATTTTTCTCTAGAAACTTTAAAAGATAGATATTTCTGGGAGGATGAAACCCATGCACAAGAAGCCTTCGCAAGAGCATCGGTCTATAGTGCAACTTATCAAGGACATACTGACTACAATCTTGCACAGCGACTTTACGACTACGCAAGCAAGGGCTGGTTCGGTTTTAGCACTCCTATACTTAGCAACGGGGGAACCACTCGTGGTTTACCTATTAGCTGTTTTCTCAATTATGTTCCTGACTCAAGGCGTGGTTTATCTGACCACTATGATGAGAACATATGGCTGGCAAGTGGAGGTGGAGGCTTGGGTGGATATTGGGGTGCTGTTAGAAGTAATGGTGTTTCAACTTCTAACGGTAGTCAGTCTACTGGTAGCATTCCTTTCATGCACGTAGTTGATAGTCAGATGCTGGCGTTTAATCAAGGTATCACACGAAGAGGATCTTATGCAGCGTACATGGATATTACTCACCCAGAAGTTGAAGAGTTTATTGCCATGCGAAAGACTACTGGCGGTGATCTTAACCGTAAGTGTCTTAATTTACACAACGGAATTACAATAACAGATGAGTTCCTTGAATCAGTCAGGAACGATGACCAGTGGAGACTGATTGATCCTAAGTCTAAGCAGGCCATCAAGACTGTATCGGCAAGGGACTTGTGGTGGCAGCTAATACACACTAGGGCAGAGACAGGGGAACCCTACATTGTTAACTTAGACCGCTGTAACGAGGATCTACCTGAGACACAGAAGGACATGGGACTAGAGGTACGCCAGAGTAACCTATGCTCTGAGATTACCTTAGCGACTAGCGAGCAACGTACAGCAGTCTGTTGTTTATCTAGTGTGAACCTAGAGTACTTTGACGAATGGAAGGACAATGAGTTATTCATCAGTGATCTAATCACAATGCTTGACAACGTGATAGAACACTTCATTGACAACGCTACACATGGAGAACATGCGTGGCACTTTGATGACACCTTTGAGGAGTTTAGCAAGTATGTTCACCCAGATAAAAAAGGCTTTACAAAAGCCGCTTATAGTGCATATAGAGAACGCGCAATTGGCCTTGGAGCGATGGGCTTTCACAGCTACCTACAACGCAATGATATACCTTTTGAAGGTATGTACGCTGCCAGTTTCAATAACAGAGCATTCAAGCACATTAAAGATAGAGCCACATCAGCTTCTAGTGTTCTTGCATCTGAACGTACTGAAGCACCTGATATGGTTGGTAGGAACCTTCGTAATTCTCACCTGCTTGCTATTGCTCCTAATGCCTCTAGTAGCATTATATGCGGTGGAACGAGTCCTTCAATTGAGCCAACGAGGGCTAACGTATTTACGCACAAGACGCTGACAGGCTCATACAAGGTAAAGAATAAGTATCTGGAGGAGTTACTTGAGAAGAAAGGTATTAACAACGAACAAACGTGGAAAGATATTGCTGCTGCTGAAGGCTCTGTTAAAGACTTGGAGAAACTCACAGAAGAAGAAAAGGAGGTATTTAAAACAGCGCCTGAACTTAACCAAATCTGGGTCATTGAACACGCCTACCAAAGACAAAAGTACGTCTGTCAGGCGCAGTCAGTAAACCTATTCTTTGAGCCGCCCCCAGCGACAGCACCACAGGAGGTACACGATGAGTATTTGGCATACGTTAATCACGTACATTGGACAGGAGCTAACAAACTCAAATCTATGTATTACCTGCGAACTACAGCGGCTAGAAATACAGAGAATGTTAACATCAAGATACCAAGAATTAATTTAGAAGAGGAGTGTCTAAGCTGTGAAGGCTGATGAACACCCTGTCTACAGGGCTAAATTTTATATACCAGAGCTAAAAAAGTCTGTATCATGGAAAGAGTACCTAGACTACTATAGGGACTTAGATGAGCAATTTTGGCTGTATAGCTACTATTGCTCTCAGATGTGGGCAAGCTACATGGATGACAAATGCAAAAGGCGTGAAGCACCCTTGAGCTACAAAGAATATGTCGATAAGTACACAAAACTGTTAGAGGAAGGATTCTATGATAGACCAAAAGATTAGCGCCATGAAGAAGCTGTACAATGCTGAGATAGATATATACAAGGCAGAGGTGCAGAACTATCTAGACAACCCTGTGGGCGTAGGAGAGCATGGTAACTTGGTTGATACTATGGATAACCTTGTTGCTAAAATTGCAGAAGCAGAAGATAAACTAATTGTATTGGAGACACACTTCAGTGAGTAATGTAATAAGTTTAATGCCTGAGAATGCTACGGCTAATGAAGTTCTGGATGAATGCAAAGATGAGTTTGAGCAATTACTGGTTATTGGTTGGAGTGAAGAGGGCTTAATGAGTGCTAAATCTACAGCTTCCTTAGATATAAAAGAGATCATATATATGATTGAAGTATTCAAATCTGTAATAATAACAACGGGACATGAAGTAGAATGATAGATGAAACACTGCCTAAGATAGTTGTAGGCGAAGTAAAAGAAAACGAAGATGGTTCCGCAGAGGTAGAGCTTCATTTAGAACCGCCTGCCGTTCAATTAATACTTGATATAGGTTTCAATCAACTACTAAGAGAACACTTGGAGAACATAAAAGATGAGTGAACAATCATTAAAGCCGTTCTATGTGACTATCGAAGAGACTGTGCTGGTGGAGGTATCAGTAAAAGCTAAGGACGAACTAGACGCGCAACAACAAGCCTTAGAGGATTGTTTCGTTGCAGGTGTGTGCGGTAATGTAGTTCGTATGCCCATAACAACAGAAAAGATAGTTTTAAATGTATCTGAAACAAGTCAACACTTGGAGAACATAAAAGATGAGTGATGAACTAATACACCTCATAAGCCTTTGGGCTATGAATCGTGGTATAGTAAATAACAGTACACCACTGGCACAGTTTGCCAAGCTTGTGTCTGAAATAGGAGAGCTAGGAGATAATATAGCCAAGGAGCGTGATGTGACTGATGATATTGGTGACTGTTTGGTGGTATTAAACACACTAGCCATTATGAATGAAACTACCTTAGAGGAATGTTTGAAGGTAGCGTATGATGATATTAAAGATAGGAAGGGACACATGAATACTCATGGTGTCTTTATTAAGGAAGGAGACGTAGGATGATTAAATTTACAAGTAATGAAAACAATTCTGGATTCTTAAATGATTACTCTGTAGAAATGAATATAAGTAACGGAGTGGACATACATGAACTTATGGAGTTTTTTAGCTGCTTTACACAGGCTGTGGGTTACTCACATATTCTTATGTACAAAGCGTGTAAAAGATACCTGAAAGAGCATGAGTTTGAAATGGCTGGACTTGCGGAGGATGCTGAATGAGCTTATTAGATACTAGAGACTACTACAAACCATTTGACCATCCTTGGATGTTCGACTATTACTCACAGCAGAACCAGATGCACTGGTTCCCAGAGGACGTACCGCTGCACAATGATGTGAAAGACTGGCAGACGATGACTGACGAGGAGAAGAACCTACTGACTCAGATCTTCCGCTTGTTTACACAGTCAGACGTAGACGTAGGTGCTGGCTATGTAGACCGCTACATGCGTATCTTCAAGAAGCCAGAGGCACGTATGATGATGTCTAGCTTCGCTAACATGGAGTCAATACACCAACATGCCTATAGCTTACTATTGGACACTGTAGGGATGCCAGAGTTGGAGTATAAGGCGTTTGCAGAGTACGAGGCTATGGCTGACAAGCACGAGTACATCAACGCTGTGAAGGTCACTAAGGGCGACAAGAAGTCTATAGCTAAGGCACTGGCGATATACTCAGGATTCACTGAAGGGCTGCAACTCTTTAGTAGCTTCATCATCCTACTGAACTTCCCGCGCTTTGGTAAGATGAAGGGCATGGGACAGATCATTACCTACAGCATACGTGACGAGTCCATGCACGTAGAGGCAATGACAAAGCTCTTCAGGGAGTTTATGCAGGAGAACATTGACCTATGGACTGATGACTTCAAGAAGGAGATCTATCAGGCATGCCGTGAAATGGTTGACCTAGAGGATAGGTTCTTGGATCTTGTGTTTGAGCAAGGCGACATACCGGGCTTGACTAAGCAGGAAATGCAGCAGTACATAAGGTACATTGCTGATCGTAGGTTGTTACAGTTAGGACTCAAACCTAACTATGGAGTCAAGGACAACCCATTAAACTGGCTTGACGATGTGCTAGGTGTAGAGCATCAGAACTTCTTTGAAGGCCGTGCCACCACCTACATGAAGGCTGGGCTGCGCGGTGACGTTGGTAAAGTTTCCTTTACTAAGGTTGCCTAGCATGGAGGGGAACATTATTAGTTTTAAAGTATTTATTAACTCTAAGGGACAAGTCATGAGTGAATATAGTAAAATACCTGTGAAGGAATTAATTACTATATTTGATGAATACGATGTACCTCTAATTAAAAAAATACTAAATGAGGTAGATGTTAAAGTAGGAAACCTTCACGAACATCTTGAGAAAGAGTTGGAAGCTTTAAACTGATATATTTATGGTCTGGGATGATGAGGATACATTGCGTACACTTATCGTCCCATGATCATACTGGTAGTACACAGTTTTAAAAACAGTAGTATCAATTCTATTAGTACCCCCAGTAGGATCAGTAACAACATTGTGCCTTGTTTGCGTGTCAACATAGCTGTTTAATAACGTACTTGATATAGCAGATACAGGCCCTACCATTTCGTTTTATCTGCCCAATATGCTGCGCTCATTTTACCCTTCGCAATATTCTTACGATGTCGAGCCTTGAAGCTTGCACGTTTCTTCTTCATACGCTCAGACTCTCCTGCCTTCGGCTTACCTGCCGTACTAGCACCTTGTTGACCAAAGCGAATAGTTTTAACTTTATCGCCTTCTTTAGCCACTACAACATGAGATTTTGTAGGGTGCTTCGGAGTCCTCTTTGGTTTGTTATAGCCGCTAACTCCTGCACGTTCTAAACGTGAGTCTTTCTTCCTAGACTTACCGCCCTTCTTGTACTCTTCTCTCATTTACGATGCCTCGCTGTTTTCTTAGCTATCTTTTTGGGTTGCTTGGAGTGCTGCTTTCCTTTCTTTGTGTCTTCACGTTTCTTTCGGGAAGTGGCAGCGTACTCCTTGTCTGATAGAGCCTCTCTAGCCTTCTTCGGGAGATACCTTTCACCTGTTGCCTTTGCTCCTTGTGTTGATGGCTTACCTGATTTAGTTCCCCATTTTTCTTTAGTCCACTTCTTTAGGGATTTCTGTGATTTCTTTAGTGCCATTACTTGTAACCGCCCCCTTTAGCCTTATATTCCTTAGCGAGCATCTGGGCTTTACGCGCCGACCACTGCCCCGGCTTACCACCCTTTGAACCTGCTTTAATCTTGTTAAATAGATTCTTGCGCATAGTAGGCTTGGTGTAGTTACCCGCCTCGTTAACTCTTGACTTCTTTTTAGCTGGCTTCTTCTTTTCTGCCATGTTATCCTCCGAAAACTTTTACTATTATAAATATTGATCCAATAGCAATTATACCACCTATGAACAATGTAGCGCCACCCACTAATAACTGTTGCATAAGTATTTCTCTTTCTTTTTTCTTACGGGCTATTAAGCGTAAATGCTCCTGTCTGGCTTTCTCCTGCTCTCTCTTTGCCGCTTTGAAAGCCTCTAAAGTCTCTGGGTCTGCCACAAGAAGTATATCGTGTACATCCTTCCAGTATCTCTCATAGCTTTTCTTAATCTGGGTTAGCTTCAAGATCTCGCTTTGACTAAGAGGCTTGAATGTACTAGACTTACGCTCTACTTCAAAGTTTGTTAAAGCTTCACCAAAGTCACTAATAGTACCCATAAGCTGCTGGATACCCTGCCCAGATTCATTGGCTGTCTTTATCAGTCCGTTAAGGCTCGACAAGATGGCTGAAGCGGCTGCAACACTCTCTATAATCATTTTCTGGTCTTCTCGAAGCTCCTCATTGCACCTAGACCTAACATGCCCATGAGAACAGGCATCATAGTTTCTAGCGGAACTAGAGGTATAACAATATCCATACCCACTAGGGCTAGTACAAAGTTAGCAAAGGGTATTGTGATGAAGTTACCAAACATACCCAGCCCACATGTCCAACCAATAAAGGGACGCCACCCAGATACAAACAAATTAGAACTAGCTGCTTCAACTTTGTTGACTTCTATCTGGGCCTTCATAAGATCCTGATGATGTTCTTCTGACATCGTAGCAATCTTATGGGCCAGCATAGCCTTCTGGTCTTTGTCTTCAATGAACTTGTCTAGCAAGCCCGTTACAGGCCCTACTAGCTGTGCTACAATACTCATATTAATAACTCCAAATGTGTGGTCTTGGACGGCCTTCAGAGTCTTCAAGGTCATCAAGGTGTATAAACCTTACACCTCTCCTCTGACTGACACCAATACCTGTAAAACCTGCCTCTAGAGCGCCCTGTAAGAGCTTGTAAGCGGCTTGACCACGTACCCCTATGTCTATGGCCCTACCTGACGCATGAGCGCCGGGAGAGTCTTTACGGGCCTCTATGGGATGGTCAGGGCAACGGTAGGCAGAGTTGACAGGGAAGCTAAATCCCATCTTCTCACGTAGACAATCTACCTTCTGCATAAACGCAGAGTCCATGCCAGATTCATTGCAGTGTCGGCATACCAGTTCTTCTTCTGTGAAGTATTTATACATCATTCACCGTCCTGATAAAATGGACTCTTACCCTGCTCTAAGCGCATACGAGCATGTTCCTTGGCCTTCATAATAATAGACTTAGGAATGCTCTTAGCATTACCCTCAAGCTTCATAGATGATAGCGCCTTAACCTCATCCTCTGTAAGTGTAGGAACCATTGTAGGTATTTCCATTTTCTTTCCATTAATTTCTGTCCCTATAGAAACCTCAGTCATGGTTCCACCCTGTACTGTGTTCTCAACAGGCCCTAAGTAACCCCGTACTGACTTAACAGACCCATCAGCCCTACGCATATCGGCACGTACTTCCCTGCCCATTGCGTATCTGCCTCTTGACAGGGCTTTAAGTACCTTGCCTCCTTCCATAAAAGAAACACTGTCTACATTTATTTCCTGATCCCTCAACTTCTTCTTACCTTTAATACTTTCAGGACTCAAATCAACTTTAAAATCATCAGCTTCTGCATAGATCAACTTGTTGTCTTTCTTAGCTAGAACTAAAGGGCCTACCTGTATAACTTCTGATGCAGACTTTAACGGCTTCATGGTTGCTTTATCATAAAAATATGAATGCTTGTAAGGATTCATCCCCACTTGAACCCACTCATCACTATTTAGTAGATCCAAAGCTTCTGTATAAGTTTTTCTAGAATCGTGGTTGACCCAATCTCCCTCAATACGAGCAATAGTACCCTTGGCTTGTCCCATTGCAATATCCAAAGCATCTTTTGGATTGGTGGTGAACTCTACATTTTTCAATATAGCAGATTGTCCGTAAGCAAAAGCCTTACCACTTTTCCCCGGCTCATGTAAAGTTACAGCCCAGACACCTCTTTGGTCATACGCTGGTATATCTAACCTAGAAGAAACTCTGCGTCCTTCTTCTACAGAAACGTCGGCATCTATAATACCTCTACCGCCTGTTAAAGTTTTCTTACCTACGGCTCCCCTAACCTCTACTAGAGTAGGAAACTCAGGTGCATTTTCTTTTGTGTAAAGGAATGGAGGGAACACCTCATCAACCAGTTTATTATGTTCTTCTATAGCTTTTTTACCTGATAGGACTTGCTGTAAGGATTGAATAATTTCTGGTCTTTGCTTCTGTCTCTTACTTTCTGGAAGTTTATTAGCTGCTTGCCAAGCAGTTATGTCTTCTTCTTTCATGTTTATAGCAGCTAGATAGTCTTCAGATTTTTCAGGTTCTAAAGGCTCTTCAAACATCTTAGGTGTCTCGCCCTTGTCAATAGCTCCTGCAAGGTCATCCATCTCTTTCTTGAATGCTTCTTCGCTAACATCAGCAGCATCGCCAGTAAGCTTTGCAAAACCTTTAGATACTAAACTACCTATACCAAACCCAAGACGAGCCAGAGGATCTACCTCACCACCTCCCTTGAAGCCTAGCCTACGTAGAGGGTCTTCCTCGTCCACAAAAGCTGTACCAGCCTGTTGGTCATAAGGTAGACCTGTCATCTTGTCAATACGCTCATCAGGCTCTGTAGGTACGTTAGGTACGTCAAGTACTTCACCGCCTTTGTTGTAAAGAGGTACAAAACTGCTCTCTACGCCCTTGCCTTTGGACTTCTTACCAACATCTTCAAGCTCGTTCCCTGTCACAGCCAGCACGTCTTCTACTTCTTTTCCGAAAGGAACCCTTCTTAAATATTGAAGAGCCAATCCCTCATAGTCTTCTTGCTCTAAGTTTCTAGGAGTAGATTCAAAAACAAGTTCACCCAAATCTTCCATCAAACTTATCGTAGGAGAAATATTACTTGTGACAGTAGACCCGTAAGGAGTGAATATCAAAGAAGCTGCTTTCTGAGCATAGAAAGGAGAAAAGCCACCCTGTATAACAGACGATCCAAGCTGCTCAGGGGTGATCAATTTCTCTACATACGAATCAACTTCATCTGGAAGATACTTACCTGTAGGATCATTCAAGTACTGCTTGAAGGTCATGATGCCATCATATATAACCAATGAACCCAAAGCTCGTACACCTAGTGCAACATCACCATCTTCTATACGTTGTACAATAGCATTAGTTTGGGTAGTCTTAGCTTGCGCCCAAGACAAGAACTGACCCAAAGATCTTATAAGAGGGTCTTTAGACTGTGTAAATCCTAACCTGTTCCCTACTTGAGGTATAAGAACATCTCTATCAGCAGTCTTAATACCTGCGATATTTAAAATCTTTTTACCGTCAACATCGTCAAATGCTTCATCTACATTTTTGAACTTCTGTAACGTAGTAATAGCATCGTCAGAAAGTCCCAAAGCCTTAGCTTTGTTTAAGTTTGTTTTAGTCATACCCTTCTTTGCAACATCTTGTGCGATATTGAAAGCGTCTTCAATACCTGTATTGTAAGCAAAGCGCCTAGCGTATGATGTAAGTTTTGCAAGGCCGATAGCCTTAAAGAAAATTTCGTTGCTCTTTGCTATACCACGCTGAGTAACAGACAGAGCATTATTCCTATCTAACATCAAAGATCTAAGTTCTTGTGACAGTACATCCCTTTGAGCAAAGCCGGTGCTTTCTGCAAAGTCTGTCATCTCTTTTGAATTGGTACGCTTCATACCCTTAATAGAGTTCCAAAAGCCGCTGTTAACAAACGGCTGAACCATATCGCCCATGCTATCAAGCGTAACCTTGGTTAACATTGTGGTGTTGCCTAGCGTTGTAAGTAATCCCAAGGCATTTGTCGCTGCACCGCTTGAAGCAAGCCTGTTAGCCGCCTGATATGTTCCGAAGTACATTTCTACAGAATCGTGAATCGCTTTTATTTTGTTTCTACGTACCTTGTCTGCTAAGGTATAAAGCCTCTTATCGCCTTTAGCGGCCCTCTTAGCCGCCTCTGCTTCTGCGTTTATGGCTCTTTTCAGTTCAAATATAACTTCACCACGGCTTCCAAAGGCCCTACCAAACTCAATGATCGGCATACTATTGTCCACATACTGAGGTATAATCTCAGCAACATCCTGTACCAGAAAGTCTTGTATCTCTCTCCTAGCTTCTAGGTCTTTTATAACCCTATCTTTTTCAAAGTGATCGGCTAAGGGAGTGAGTCTTGTGTTGAACATTTCTCTTTCAGCAGGGGTTTTTGCTTGCCACGCACTCTTAACCCTACCACCGGGAAGTCCCAGAGTAGAAGCATCCATGACCCACTTATCAGCAGCGTCTGAAGCTGATTGAATCTGCTTTTCGCTAAGATTTATTTTAGATACATCTGCGTTAGGATCTTTTAAAAGGGCAGCAGAAACACGATCTGCTCTAGCCTGTTTTATGAAAGCTCTACGATACGCAGATTTTGCTGCATCAAGATCAGCACCTATCTTAGCGAAGTCGTGAAGTTGTGGTAGTGCGTAATCTTCAAGCTTTAAAAATTGTAAGCCTACACTTTCTGCTTCATTAGTAACAGAGGACACAATAGCTTTTGCCTCGTCACTAAGTTGCTTTACTACATCTACTTCTGCTGCACTAAAACCTCTACCAAGTAAAGTAGATTCATCAGCAAAACCTTCACTGTATTGCCAAGCTGCCTTTCTTATCCTGTCGTTATCCTTACCCAGCACTCCAAGATTCATCATGCTTTTAGAAAAAACATTGTTTAACTCTTGAGCAGCTATATCTTTAGCTTCCTCTACAGATACAGTAGCTGCACCTTTAAGATCTGCTCCTCTTTGAGCTAGAAGAGTTCTTCCAAAAGCTGAAACATCATCACCTAATGTGTTCAACCTAGCAGCAGTAGTTCCTGAAAATAAAAGATTAGCCTGTGCCGCCAGTGATCTGTTATTTAACTCTTCTAAAGACTTCAAGCCTTCTTCTTTTACACTGGTAGAAAACTTTGAGTTCATTATCTTTTTAGACAGTTGACCACCAATAAGACCAGCCGTAACAAACCACATAGGACTTAAAGAGTCTTCTTCACCAGTGATAGCTTGGTTAGTAACTCCTAAACCATAGCCAATACCAGCACCTATTAAGGGTCTTGTTACAATCCTACCTATAGTATTTTCATTAAGAAGACCCTGCTTATCAAGCCTTGTAGCACTTTCTAAGAAGGCATCAGATATTATTTCTGAGTTACGCATCATCTCAGTAGGCAAGGTACGCATCTCTTCTCTAGCAGCGTCACGTTCTTTACGCAGCTTCGCTAACTCATCTTTACTTAAAGCACCTGCTCGTTTAGCTTTTCTTTTGGCATACTCTTCTTTGTACCTAATTCTAGTTTCTCTAGCCTTAGCCACTTTAGCACCCATGTTAGGTAAGTCAGCAAGTGAATCCATCAACGAAGGATTAGAAGCATCCACATCTGCAAATACTTTCTTAATTGCTACTTCCTGTTCATCTGAAACTGATGCAATAGGTAAACTAATAGCATCATCAGTAGCTGTCTCAAGCTTTATAGTTGCTGGTGCTTCTGGAGTGCTTTTCTTTACTACAGGTTTTATAAACGCACCACCTAAAGTACCTGCTAAAGCGCCTATAGTTACCCCTGTGGCACTTATATCTTCACCTCTAGCAGCCATATCTATAGCAGCGTCAGAGCCGTACAAGCCCCCTCCATATACAGAAGAGTAAACCCGCTGCCCTAGCTTCCCAAGCTTAGTACCCTTAGCCGCAAACCCTAAAGGCCCTAGACCTATTAATGTAGGATCTAAAACCTCTCCAAGGATTTCACCGCCCAGTGCAGTGTAAGATTCTTTAGACGCTTTAGGTAGATCAGAATATCTGGCCTCAATACGCCCAAGCCTTTCAGCCTCTATTTCTTGTATGGTCTTTCCCGAAGTACCTGCTTCTGCTAATCTAGCTACATCTGCGCCCATGAAAGTAGCACGTTCAAAACCGTACTTTAACTCTCTAAAGAAATCTGGAGTACCTTGATCTAAAGCTTTCCTGTCTTCTTCGGAAGACTCAGCGTATACTCTGTCAAAATAATCGTCTTGAGGTTCAGCCATTAATCATCCCCATATATATCAGCATAAGCTTCTTGATTAGCTAAGTACTCCGCAGCCGTACCAGCACCTGCACTGGTGTTATAAAACTTCTTCCAATACTTAGAGCGCCCCTGTACTGTAGGTGGAACAGGGTCTGGATTCTTCAAGTAGTGAAGCCTTGTAAAGATTAAACCTAATTTAGGATCAGCCAGATCTTCGTATTCAACTTCAGTCAAGTCAATACCCAGTTCATCCTTGAAACGCTGTACATATTTAACAAGGTTTCTAGGTTGACCTTTATCTCCTCGCAGACGAGACATTGTATCTTCAAAGTTTCGTTCATCTACCTGACCTACTCCAAAGCTGCCTCTACCGAACTTAGGGTCATCAACCATATCATACGTGCCAGTTGTCTGGCCCATATTAGACTCTTGAATAGCAGTCTCTCTAAGCAACGCTGTAGCAGCCTTTCCATCATTGAACAACTTAGAAACTTCAGCAGCCACCTGCTCTACTGTAGAAGCATCAGGAGCTTCAAAGTCTGATACTGCTGGAGCTTCTTCAGTAGGATCGCTCAGTAAAGATTCAGATTTCTCTGGTTCGTTGTAGGGTGTAGCTGTCAAAAAAGATATGACATCACCTCTGTCACCAAGCCCCGGAAGATCTATAGCGCCTAGAAGTTCGTTATTAATCTTCTTTAGCTCCAAAGCTCTGCCATTTAAACCACTCAAACTTCTTGATTGTGGCTCATCTACACCTAGAGATTGCAACTCTTCTATGTTACCTTGATAGGTCATCTTTAGGTAAGTAAGATGATTTTTTATGTTGCCTTCAGGTATTTCTTCTAGAGTAAGAGGTCTTTTACTTCTTTCTCCCGGCTGACTTATAGACACATTAACTTGACCACCATCCAGCGATAGTGTGTATGTAGCGTCTCTAACATCTACATCTCTCCCTAGCAAAGACTTAGAACCGCCTTCAATAGAAAACTCTTGAGTATCGCCATCCTGTGCAAACACAGAGTTCTTAACAGCGGGTCTGCCCGTACCAGTTGTTAAAGGATTAGGAAGACCAAAACTATCAGCAATATCTTGAGAAGCCTGTAATCCATAGGAAACAGCTTCTTCTGCACTAGAAAACTTTCTATTTTTAATATCTTGTTTAATAGTAGAGCGTATTGTTTTAAAGGCTTGTGCGGTATCTCCTGCCTCATACTGAGCTACTATAGCTTCACCTCTTGGGAGTTCAAATGTCTCCTTGTCTGTAGGGGCAGCAACAGGAACAGCAGTAGCATTAGGATCAGTAGCAGTAGCCCCTCCAGCAGGTTCAGCTACTACCGTGGTACGTTCTTCAAAAGGAAGACCTTCTTTAGGAATACTCAACTGACCACTGAAGATACTCATAGTTTCATCAGCAGAGAACATCCTTTCACTAGTGACTATCTCTATTTCAGCTAAGTGGTTTTCAAGAAGATTGTGCATATTGTTTAAAACAAGCTGTGTCTTATTTGTGTCAGCAGTAGCAGTACCCGCAAACTTTTCAGCGTACATTGTAGGATTGCTTTTCTTTAACTCTTCTATTTGTCTAGCTGCCGCCCTAGTACCGTAACTATAAGCCGTAGCTATAGTAGATTCCATTCTGGCTTTAGCCGTTGTAGCATAATCTTCTTTTTGCTTATCACTGAGATCCTCAAAAGCTGTTTCAGGATACATGCTTCTATAAAAAGAATCCCGTAACTTAATCTGTACCTCTGCTGAAATTTCATCTCCACTATAGTCTCTAACAAAACTAGCAACATTAGAAGCTTCAGTAGGATCAAGCAACTCAGCGTTCTTAGCAAGAGTTTTATCTACAATACGCAACGCCTTTTGAACATCTTGACCAGCCTCATCATAAGCGTTGAGAAACAAATCAGAGTGGTTTTCAGAGAAATATTTATACTCAGCTTTAGCCCTTTCTCTTCTCGTCAGGACGCTTTGAAATGCCATGTTGTTTTTAAAGTCACCTTGAAGCTGTTGATCTATTTCTTGTGGATTAAACGGCCTCACACCTTGTACAATACCTGAACGTATTTCATTCAGTGTCTTTTTAGTTGACTCTGGTGTAGAGTAGTTAGCAGGATCTAATTCAAAATAAGTAAGAATTTCATCAAAAGCATCCCTACGAGACTCTTCTCTACTTTTACCAAAGCCTAAAAGTCTTTTACCGCCTTGCCACAGTCCTTGTCCTAAATTAGCAGGCTCTGGATTATATTCACTAATGATGTCCCTCCACTCATCATCAGTGTACACAGTAGCTACCTTTTTCTGTGCATCCTGCCAAGACGCTAACCTTGCGGCTGTGTTGTCATTAATACGTTGAGAACGTTCTTTAGCAAATAAATAGCCGTTGTTAGTGAATTCATCCCCTAAATCAGCCGTCATCTGTGCATCAACATTGGTTGCTACTTCTTGCCGAATAAAACTTTCATCATCAAGGCCAGATTCAGATATAACTTTTTGTCTTGCAGCAACACGCTGTTGATCTGCTCTACGTGCAGCTTTAATAGTTCTTAGTTGTCTTCCTTCCGCAGTGTTCATAAACTGTTTTACTGGCTCTTTAAAAGGCGCTGAAATAAGATCAGTCGCAAATTGACCTACACCTTGAGCAACAGGAGTCAAAGCAGCCATAAGAAGTTGCTGACGCTGAAGATCTTTAAGTTCTTTAGCACGGCTTCTATAAGAGCTTGACATTCCTGCTCCTAGTGCGCGATACCCTTCTCCAAGTGTAACCATTACTGATCTCCTCTAGCTGATAGCAGCGACTGTACTTGTTCAGGTACTGCTTCAGGTGACGGTTCTTGTATCTGTCCTAAAGCTTGTTTCATCATAGGCAGACTTTGCTCTTCTTCCATATCCTCTTCATCATCACCTTGTATGACAAACTCAATATTTTCTTGCTCACAGAAAGCAGCTAACATATAAGCCAGAGGCTCTGCAAGCATCATCATCAGATCAGGATTAAACAAACCATCCTGAAAGCCTTGATAAAGTATAAGCTGTACAATATCCATTATAGGAGTACCACCAGCTATAGTCTCTAGAAGGCTCTCGTATGTACCTTCTTCTGTAAAGGTTGCAAAGTAATACTCTAAAGCCGTAGTAAGGTCTGTGTACTCTGGAGCCTGTTCAAAAGGCATAGGATTTTCAGGATCATTGGTAAGAGACTCTCCCGGAACAGGACGAGCTAACTGTCCTGCTTTCTCCCTATAAACCTGATCAATCTCATCATTGTCATATTGCACTTCAGCCACGATTAACCACCTCCAAAGTTTCTAAGTCTTTGACCATAAGTTTGATAGGCACCATAGCCTCCACCAAACTGTTGAGCAAATGCATCATAGTCGAATAACTGTTGACTCCATACAGGATCTTGCATAGGTGTTAGACCTTGAGCTACAGCACCATAATCTTGTGATTGGAACTGAGGAGCATATCCACCAGTAGCACCAACATCATATAGAGAATCATCTTGAACAGCCCCAAGAAGACTCTGAGTAGCAAGTGCTGCTGGCATCTGTGTCACTCCAGTAGCAAGAGCATTACCATAGTTAGCAGGAGTTGTTAGCCTTTCTACAAATGTTTGTTCTTCAAGCGGCTTAGTTGGATTAAGAATAGAATCCATAAAAGAACCCCTACTAGCTTCTGCTGCTTGAGTAGCTCCTACATCTACTGGACTCATCGGCCCTGACAGACTTGGCCCCGTTGATTGCTGTGGCAAGTCTAACGATACAGGCTCAACAGGGGTTTGTTGAAAATCTAATTGAGGTGTGAGTCCTTTAGCTTCTTTAAACTCATCCAAAGTCTGAGGTTTACTCATGTATTCTTGATAATCACTATAGGACAAACCAGCTTTACCAGCCTCCAACGTAGGTGAAGTAGTATTAAATAAATCTCCTACATCACCTCTAAAAACTTCAAACTGATCAGAAACTGCTTTAGAAGTATTACTCCAAACCTCTCCCAGATTAGTAGGCGCTCCTTGAATGTTTGTAATGTTTAGTTTGTTACCGACATATTTAGCAGTCTGTCCAAAGAACTCAGTAACACCTTTTGTTAAAGTCTTGAATCCGCTACCAATAGCATTACCAAATTGTACAGCCTTTCCAATAGTCCAAGAAGCACCCTTCATAATAGCCGCTAAAGGGCCACTCATAGTAGTAGATAAAGCACCTAACTTAGCGCCAAAAGCGCCAAACATCCCTCCTATACCTAAGCCACCTGTTAACAAGACAAGAGCTATATTGCCTAAGATACCAATTTTGCCCATGAACTTACCTACAGACTTAAAGGCTTTCTTAATACCCTTGCCAATCTTTTTGAAGGTCTTCTTTACACCTTTCCAAATTTTACTAAAAAATCCCATAGCTGTTTCCTATATTTGGTCAAGTAATCTAAATATTTTATTCTTCTCAGTTTTTAATCCTGAGTCTGTCAGCAGTCGTTCATTACCCAGTGCAGCGTTAACAATATTAACCTTACGGTCTATATCGGATTGTGAAGATTGAAAATCAAATGTAGCTTGATCTCTAAGTTCTTGCCATAACTGAGCCTGTGCTTGCGTACTCATATTAAAAGCAAACTGAGCATTTTGTTGATTGGCTGCATTTTGTGCTGCTGTGTTAATCGTATTAGATTTTCTTCTCCATTCAACATTAGACTGCTCTACAGCTTGTGCATTAGCAGCATTCCATTGTTCAGTTCTATACTGTAGCTCTGCGTCAAACGTATTTATCTTAGCTGCAATATCTGCATTAATCTTATCAGCTTCTAGTTGATTTCCTGCATTTATAGCTGCTGCTCTATTAGTTTCAGAGGCATTAAACTGCGCCATTTGATTTGATTGGGCTGCGTTAAACTGACTCATATTGGCAGCAAGACTCTCTTGAAACTGATTGACCTGATTCTCTGATGCAGCATTAAACTGTTTCGCAGCATTAGAAGCAGCTTGATCTGAAAGCAGACGTTGCTGCTTTAACTGCTGATCAAGAACATTAGCCTGTTGTCTATTATTAAGATTAGCCATATCCATAGCTAAGAAGTTTTGAGCATTCTGAATAGATACTTTAGTACGTGCATCAGCGTTTTGCATATCCATAGCAGCCATCGCTGTAGCATTTTGCATAGCTGCTTGTTGATTAGCATTAAAGTCTGCCATAGTCATAGACTGCATGAACTTGCTATTTGCTAGTTCTACTTGTTGTGCAGCATTAAACTTAGTTAAGTCTACATTAGCAACCATGGCTGCATTCTGTACTGCACGTTGCTGATCAACATTAAGCTGTGCAACATTCATCTGTTGAGCAAGGTTAGCTTGCAACATATTAGTTTGCATAAGAGTATTGAGATTAGCTAGTTCAGTCTGTTGTGCTGCATTAAGATTCTGTGCGCCTGCCTGATTCAAAGCAGAAAGATTTGCAAGCCTCATCTGTTGATCGTTACTTAGATTAGCTAGTTCCATCTGTTGCTTAAAGGCTGCATTCTTTGCTAAAAAGTCGGCTGCAACCTGCATCTCTGCAAGACGCTCTTGATTCTGAGCAGTCATGTTTTCACGTTGAGTAGCATCAGCTATCTGTAGATTAGCCAACTCCATTTGTTGATCATTACCTAAGTTCTGAGCATTAGAAGCCTGCTGCATCTGTGCATTAAGTACAGCAGCTTGTTGTTGATTCTGTAAGTTCTGTACACGAGTTTGCTGTTGCTGTTGTGCAGTAGTAAGTACAGCCTGTTGACTAAATTGACTTTGTAACGTAGACATCTGCTGTGCATACTGTGCAGTCTGTGAAGCTGCTGTCTGCCTATTAGAAAGATTAGCCATACGTCGCTGCATGTCTTGTGTAGACTGTGCAAGGCTTGCCTGTTGCTCATTACTTAGGTTCTGTGCTGCACGTTGCTGGAGGGCCTGTGCGTTGCTTTGAGCCATAGGTAGGGCACTTTGTATGATTGCATTAAAGAGTGCGTCACGGCCCACTGTGGAGGCTGAGAGGCCCCTTTTGGCTAGGTTAGCCTCAATAGCTGCAACGGCTGGTCTAGCCCATGCAGGAGTCTTTCCATCCTCCATACCTGCTAGTAGCGTTTCCATCTGAGAAGATACCAAGGCTTCTGTAGGCAACGCTGCAACGGCTGCACGTACTTCTACGGGCTGATCATCAATCTGCGCTTCAACAGTTGCAGGGTCTTCTACAATGGCTGCTGTAATCTCTGGAGGTAATTCACCTACTTCTGCAACCATAGAGGCTGCTGCGCCTTTTGCAGCTTCACCTCTTACTGTACGTCTTTGTGCAGCTTCATAGCCCACAGTGCCTATGATCTGTGCAGCTTGACCATCTTCTGCTGGCTTACCTGTAATGGCTTCACGTTGTTTAGCCTCTGCTTCGCGTGTAGGAGCTACTTCAGTAGTTTTACCTGTTACCTTATCTACGTAAGCACCATCAGATATGGTAAAGTCTTGCTCTTCTGCTAAAGCTTTTTGTTCTTGTGCATCATCTCTCTCAGCAGCTACAGCAGGTGCAGTCATAGTTGCATCAGTTGCTGTTGCTTCCTTAGTCACTGTTCCCTGTGCAGCTTGTGTAGCTCCTAGATCTCCAACAGTATCAGCAGTATAAGTAGAAGCGTCAAATTTAGTAGGAGCCGTTCCTTGAGCAGTAGTAGATACTGTTGTAGCAGTAATTTTAGCAGCTTCAATATCATCAGGTTTTTTTGTAGCTTTACGATCAGTTATTGTTTCAATATCACTTTCAGGCGTTCTTATACTAGAATCTGTTTCTGCAACATCAGCCATAGGAGGTTTTGGTGCATTAGGATCACCAGTAGCTATTTGTTCTGTACGTTTAGCAGTGTCAGCTAGACGATCACGTTTTATTTCTCCGGGTGTAGGTTCGTCTGCCATGTCATCTCCATTTTCATCTGTATCACCATCTGGGACAGAAAAATTAAAATCTTCTTCATATTCAGGACGTGATTGTGCTGAATTATTTTGTCTAGACTGCCAAGATTCTAAATCTGCTTTATATTCTGAGTTCTGCTTTCGTGTACTACCAGAGCTATAATCAGATCGTTCAGGTTTTGGATCACCTTCAGAATAAAAAGAAAGATCTGTAGATGTAGTGTTAGATTGAGATAGTTCCGCAGATCCTGTGACATCTGACATTACAGGCTCTGGGGTCTGTTGTTGAGCTTGTGCTGCTTGTTCAGCTATCATGCGTTCAATATCTTCTTCACTAGGGCCACCAGTACGTCTATTTAAACGCCCACCATTAGCCCTCTTCTGTCGAAGTGCCTTCAAGACCTTTTTATTATTTCTATTCGATCTTTTCTTACTCATTTCTACCCTAAGTTAGCCACAACAACAGAAGCCGCACCAGTTACGACAACCGTAATAACAAGCCAAGCAACCTTTTCCCAACGAGCAGCATGACTGTCAGTAACCTTACGGAGTTCTCTAAGCTCTACTACAGCTTCAGCCCAACGCTCACCACATTCTTTTTCATGCTGTGCGATACGATCTAAAGCTTCTAGAGCTATTTCCATTTCACTTTTAACAGCCATGCTAATCTTCACCTCTACTGTTTAGCTTTGCCAATATTAATGGCTAGTAAGTCAATAAACTTATAAAGCTTTGCAATCCACTCATCATCTTTAGGAGTAGGTGTTGAAGCTGCAATAATAGAAGCTACTGTAACAATAGTTGTAACAGTATTAATAATAGTAACTATATCCATTGTTTACTCCTTTAAAATATTATAGCATATTTTTAGTAGTTTGTCAACTACCAAGGGACGCCAGTTGATGTAGTAGGTGTCTTTTGTTCT